TTATAGGTCATCTTCAATTGCACCACTCTTGGCATATGCAGAAGGTCTAGCTTCAAAGAAATCAGTCTTCACCATGTTTGCGTCTGAGTATTGTTTTACCCACTTCATGGATTCAGGCTCTTCTGCATACTCTTCATACAGATTACCAAAGCCTAGTGTCGCAAAACGTGTGTTCCCTAGATACTTGATATAGTCTGTAACCATCTGCTTATTTAAGCCTGGAATTTCATCACCAATTACATAGTGTCCCCATGCAATTTCTTGTTCAACACCAGTATTCATCATTTCGCGAATCATCTGAATATTTTCTGGTGTAAATAACTCCGGTTCTTCCTTCTGTAACTCTACTAAGATGTTACGGAATAACCATAAGTGTGTTGATTCATCACGATTGATGTAACGAATTTCCTGTACACTTCCTGGCATCTTACCATTTCTTGCAAGATTGTAGAAGAACATAAATCCAGAGTAGAAGTAAACACCCTCTAGGATAAAGTTTGCAATACATACTCTCAAGAAAGATTGTTTATCTTGCTTGGCAACGAACTCATTATAGAGTTCGCCAATAAATTCATTTCTCTTTAATAGGTGCTCATCTGTCTTCCACTGATAAAGGATATCATTTCTCTGTTCTGGAGAACAGATGGAGTCTAGCATGTAGCTGTAAGACTGTGAGTGAATGCACTCTTGGAATGTCTGGATAGACAAGCATAAGTTCACTTCATTTGCAGTAATGTACTGAGAAATGTTTGGTAAGTTAGCAGATTGTAGAGAATCTAAATAAACTAAGAAGCTCAAAATCTTATCGTACGCTGTCTTTTCAGCCAAGCTAAGACGTGGATAGTCTGACTTGTCTTGATTCAAGTTAATTTCTTCTGGAACCCAGAAGTTATTCATTGCTTGACGGTACCAATCGGATACCCAGTTATACTTCATATTATTGAAGTCATTGATATTTGTTGTGTTGAAGTTGATAAGACGACGATTACGTACATCAATATCTCCCTCAGGGTTAAATAACGGTTTACGATTAATCTGATCTGTCTGCATGTTTCTACCTCCTATGCGGAACAACTTTCACAATCTTCAGGGTCTAATGCCTTTGAGCGTGTGTAGTAGATAGTCTTAACACCACAATCATACGCTAATACATATAACTGCAATAACTGACTCATCTTATAGTCATTTGTAATCCATAAGTTAAAGCTCTGTGCTTGGTCGATATGACGTTGACGGATACCAGCAGCTTTGACTGACCAAGTCTGGTCAATTGTATGTGCTGTCTTATAGTACCAATATGTATCCGCAGATAATTCTGGTGCAGTTCTTGGTAAGATAGAACCCTTCTTTTCTTCTAAGAAGAAACGATTCATAACAGGGTCAAGTCCTGCTGAAGTACCAATCAAGATAGATGTTGAACTTGTCGGAGCGACTGCTAATACATATGCATTACGCATACCTGTCGCATGTACTTCTTCCTTGAGCTCTTTCCAACGTGCAGAGTCATATCCACGCGCATCAAAGTATGCTCCACTTTCCCACTCAGAACCTTCAAAGTACTGATAACTTCCACGTTCCTTCGCAAGTGTATTACTTGCCTTAATTGACGCATACGCAATATTTTCAAATACTTTGTCTACGAACTTTAAGTGCTCTTCACTTTCCCACATGATATGGTTCTTTGCAAGCATGTGGTGATAACCACTGACACCAAGACCAATAGAACGATACTTACGGTTTGTTACTTGAGCATTTGGTAATGGATAGAAGTTTAGATCAATTACATTATCAAGAGCACGTACCACAGTCGCAGTTACCTCTTCGATTTCCTTAGGGTCTTTCACATTGATATTACCTAAGCATAGTGAAGCTAGGTTACATACAACATAATCACCTGGTTTTGTTGTTGTGACGATCACTTCATCTCCATCCTCTGTCTTAATAACACGAGATATCTGTTTTACTTCAGACATATTCTGTGCAATTTCTGTACAGAGGTTAGAACTATAAATCATACCCTTGTGTTTATTAGGGTTTGCACGGTTAACCGCATCACGATAGAAGGCAAATGGTGTTCCTGTTTCTACCATAGACTTCAAGATTAAGCGAACAACTTCCTTTAATACTAATACACGCTTAGAGATACGGTTGTCATGAACACATTCCCAATATCTCTTCTCCCATTCTTCGCCATAGAAGTCTTCAAGGCAATAACCCTTAACCATGAGGACATCATGTGGATCAAGAAGATACCAATCTTGGTTCATATCTTCCTTCACCATCTTCCAGAATAAGTCTGGATAGCATACTGCAGGGAATACGTCATGAGCCTTCATACGGTCATCACCGTTGTTTGTACGTAACTGTAAGAATTCAGGTAAGTCCTTATGCCATACATCGAGATATACCGCTACAGCACCAGCTCTTACACCAAGTTGGTCAACTGCAACCGCAGTATCGTTAATCACACGAATCCAACGGATAACACCACCAGATGCACCTTCAAACCCACGGATTGATCCACCACGGGAGCGAACCTTACCTAAATACATACCCATTCCACCACCAAACTTACTTACATCGGCAAAGTTAGAAATGGAATGATAAATACCATCCAATGAATCTGGAACGGTATCGATAAAACAACTTGATAACTGATGATATGGCTTTCTCGCATTCGCCTGTGTTGGAGTTGCCATTGTTACCTTATGTAAACTCATCATATCGTAGAACTTCTTCACCCAACCGATACGATTATTTGTTTCCTTCATCGCCAAATGCATTGCAATACCAATATACATCTCCTGTGGTGATTCCAATAGGACATGTTGGTGGCTACGAATGAGATAACGTTGGGATAATAAGTCCAATCCACTATATGTAAATAAGTTATTACGTGTATTGTCAATTAGTGTTGCAATTTCATCGACTTCTTTATGAGAATAGTTTTCTAAAATATATGCTCCATATAATCCTTGTTCAATCATATAGGAGATTTTCTGGTAAAAGCTTGTTAGACCAAGTTTTTCTTCAGTTGCTCTTAAATCAGACGCAATACTGTAACTTAGTAAACGTCCAGCAATTCTTTCCCAATTTGGTTCTTCTTTTGTTGTAAGTTCAGCAGAACTTCTTGTTAATAATGTAATTCTATCTTTCAGAGATTGGCCTTCTTTAGACATTGTAGAGAACTTCTCATACAATCTCTTTAGGTCATAGTCTGGATAAGTCTTTTGGATGTCAACCAAAACATTTTCCAACTCTTCATCACCAATGAGTTTTACTAACTCAAGACGATCATTACGCATCTGTGTACGCTTTTCACGGTATAAGATATAACTCTTTGCAACGTTATATTTTTCGTTCTTCATCAATATCTTTTCAACAGTATCTTGAATTTCTTCGACATCAACTTCTTGACGACCGTCAAACTGCGCCTCAATCTGCTCTAATAAGTCAGAAAGATATGCTTGATCAACACTCTCTTTTACGCTTAGGAAAGATTTTTCTATTGCTAAAACAATCTTAGTTCCATCATATGGAACAACTTGTCCGTTACGTTTTACTATCCTATCCACGACTTCTACCTCCACTGAATTCTGTCTTTCAATAGCATAATAAAAAAAGAATTATTTTTCTATCTGAATGCCCAACTTTTTCTCGCAATTTCCTCTTTAAAAGCCCTCTTATTTTAAATAGTGAAAATCACTAATTTTATTCTCTGAAATCATGATTCTTTTCATTTTCAATACCCGAAAACTTTGCATATCTTTTATATAAACCATCAAAAAACACCTAGAAGCTTGCTAAAAGCAATCAATTCTCATTGATATATTATTCCATACCTGCTTTTCTATATTGCTCATTAACCCACTCTTTAAATTTTTCGGACGCCTCAACGGCCTCAATAGTAGCATCATCTTTTAATTTTGCTCCTATCATATATGGCTCATAGATTGATTTTAACTTTTTTATTGCTTCAGGATATATGAGTATCATGCAATCACCTCTTTCATATATCTAGTGCATTGTTGCTGGCTGTTATTTTATTGTACTACCTAAATTTATACTTATCATAAGCAAAGTTATCTAATTACATTTTTGATACATATCATTTTCTTCCTAATAGATTAGCGTTACTAAAGCAGAAGATTTTTGTAAATGGTGCCAATTGTATGCCACAAAAAAGAAAAGCCCTAAAACTAGGACTCTATCTCTATAAAGTGCCGCTTAGCAGAAACAAATTTTAAATATTGTGCGTTTATAAAAAACTCTAAAAGTCGCATTTTACTGTATTTTTAGTGTGTTTGTTTACTGATTTTACAGATGTTTTATTTTAAAACCCTACCAAATACCCTACCACGAAAAAACAGCCTACCCTCGCAATGAGAGTAGGCTTTCAATTACTTCAAATCTTCTTCTGTTTTTGCTTCGTTGTACTGTTTGGTTGATACATGCAGCAATGCACCTAAGAAAGTATCGACTGCCATGATCGTTCCACTGACTTGCTGCGGATATGGCAAGTCCCATAATCCGGCAAGCGCCAAGTACAATACCGAGCATGCCGGCAGAATCGTAAGTGCAACTTCTTTTAATACGTCATAAGTCTTGTTGTTTTTAATAAGCATTTTCTTTTCCTCCTATATTTTGTTTCTTAAATAATTTGAGATTGCATTACTTGCTGTTTTGATTGCATCTGCGTCACCGTTTGCGATGGCGGAGATTTGCGCCAACTGCAAACGGCTCATCTCTTTTAAATCAAGCAATTGTTCGGTCATATCATCACGATCCGTTTCTAATTTGCATATACGTTTTTCGTGATCATCTAATCGTGCATTCTGTTTTTCTTCGGGTTGCTTAAATTTAACAGTCCATCTTTCCAAAATCGCTGTAGCACCGCCGACTGTAACGATAGAACCAGCGATCCAAAAGATAAACGTGATTATCATTTCGGCATCAAATTTTGGCATCATACGTATTACCACCTATCTAACACGAATTGTCTTGCCTGGATAAATAAGATCCGGATTAGCAATGTTGTTAACTTCTGCCAACCACTGCCAAGAAACGCCATGTTCCGCTCCAATTCCTGATAGTGTATCGCCATCCTGAATTGTGTAGTATTCTTCATCGCTCGTATTAGCGACTGGTTCGCCACTGACGATAATTTCTTGACCAGCGTAAATCTTGTTAGGGTCGGCAATACCATTGATTTCTACCAAGTGCTGGTAAGTCGTTCCAAATTTAGCCGCAATTCCTGATAGAGTATCGCCATATTGAGCCACATAGATGTTAGATGATGTTGCTGCGGGTGATTGTGCAGGTGATGGAACATAATCCGTTGGTCTATCTGCTGTTGCACCAGTACGATAGATTGATGGGTCAACAAAGATAACATTCTCATCTAATGTTCCATAGTTAGAAGTGTACTGTTGGATTGTTCCGTATGCGGAAGTGTCTACCGTATGGCTTCCATCGTTATTGCCCCAAGCTGCTACCCACTTATCGTATGGATCACATTCAGGTGCTAGATATCCAAGCCATGACAGCGATGTATAAATGCCTGTGTAGTAGCCGGCAGCTGCAACGACATCGCAGAATGCGCGTGACATAGGTGCAATGTTATCGTGTGTGATAGCAACACCATTATTGACTTTGTAATGGTCTGCATCTTCCATATCTAGCCATACGCCTAAGCCAATATCCACGCCAGCAATGATGGATAGGAAGCGTTGTGCTTCTTCGATTGCCTGTGCTGTGTTTAGCGCATAGGAATAGAAGTACACGCCGATTGTGATGCCTAATCGTTGGCATTCTGATACATGTCTTCTGAATGAATAGTCCTCACGGCTTGCCACGCCAGCGCGCAGAATTGCATATCCGCCAGCATATGGTGCGAAGTCAAAATTTGGTTGATGTTCGGAAACATCAGGTACGTTATAAATTCTTCCCATTTGTTTATTCTCCTTTCTATTTTTCATCTGCATAGCAAATGTTCTTTGCTTTGCAATATACATCTACATAGGTTTCGTTCTTGTCGCCATTGTGAGTTACCTCACAATAATCTGCTTGCCCATTTGCAGACGACTTTAAAACGTTAGTGCTGACAAGTGCTTTCCAGTTTTGTAATGTTTTAGTGAACCATACGATATAGCAATCTTCAGGTTTAACCTCAACAAGATTTACTTCTGTCATTGCCTTTGCTGCTAATTCTTTTGCTTTTTCAATCATTTTATTTTCCTCTTTCTATCTAAAAAGGCGATCTGATTAGACCGCCTTAATAGCAATATTTATTTTTCTTTGTAATAATCCCAAGTAGAACCAAATCCTGGCTCATTTCCTTTGTTGTTGTCAATTTTTGAAACGAACACGATTCCACGTGCGATTGCTAAATCACCCTTAGAATAGGTTTTCTTTTCATCCCACGGTTTTGCTTCTCGTCCCTTCGTTAGATCGTCATATAGCAAAGGTGTCTTATCAGGTGTCTGGCCATCCTGTGCAGTGTGATCTGATTCGACAGTGTATGGAGTGCCGTTGTAGCCAATACGTTGTCCTTTTTTGTACTTATCTCCAGCTTTCCATTGATCCAAGAAACTTACATATTTCTTAACAACATCGGCGCTGGCAGTCTGAAGAACATCATTCACCAGTGGACGTACCTCTTTATATCGATTTGCCTCTATGTCTTTTTCAGGTACATCCTTTAAGATAAATGAAATAGTATATCCTGTAGCAGATTTAGAGAAAGTAAGTGGTTCAGTGTACATTTTATAAGTTATGTTATCATCACCAAATGAAATGTCGTGAATCACGTCAACCTCGAAGGAATCAATTAATATTTTTAAATTTTCAAAAACTGTTCTATTGAAGGTGACAACACTTTTGTTGGCACTTTCAACTTCTGTGAATTTTTTACCGTCAATAATCATTGGCTATCCTCCTACTTACATCTAACATAAAGCACATCTATGCTAATCACGGTTGAAACACCAGCCCATCCGCTACTATTAAAAACAGAACAATATGCAACGTTATTAACAAAATTGTACAGTGAAACACTTGCTCTAAAATCAGAATATGCTTGAATGACACCTATTGCTTTGTATCCGTCAGGTGCCGTAACTGTAATGCGAACATCTTCCTTATCGCCTATAGCTGCATTTAATGTTGGTCTCACGCCAACGCCGTTTAATCTTTTAACCAAAAAAGTATCATCGCTAATTACAAGCCCACCCTTTGCTGATAATTTGCCAGTTACTTCTAATGAGCCTTTTGTTGTTGTGTTCTGGCCATTAAAATCTAATGCGTTATTAACTGCGTCAACCTTAGGCTTTAACGTATCGATTTGATTCTGCAGGTTACCAGCTGCATCAGTGCCTAGTTGATTCTTGACACCCTCAAACCATGCATTAAACGCTTTGATGTACTCTTTCTGCAATACGCTTTGGTCAAAATCATAATTAACTAATGCATGTACAAATTTTCTCGAATCACTTACTGTGATTTGTGATAAATTGCTAGGGTTTGCAGGGACTGCAACTAAAGCTAACAATAAGTACTTATCATCAAGTTGCGGAGCAGCTGGAGAACTTGCTAATGTTCCATCGATGCACACCGGTATCACTTCCCTATTAACTTCATCAAAATGTAACGCGACCGCAGTGATTCTGGACAGAGTTCCGTGTGCTCGTGTTAACGGTAGCGTTATTACAGAATCCGCCGTAAACCATCGATTATTTAGAAATGCCCTACCTGGTCTAATTTGTACTTGCATAGAAGCCTGAACTACATTTACTTGTAGAGCATCTGCTGATGATTGCACTACACCATCACTGATTAATCCGCCTAAATAATTTGAAATATCATTTGCATCATATGTTCTATCATATGAGCCGTCTATGTTTTGCTTTGCATTAAAGAAGCCTGATCTATATGCCATTGTCTATCACCTCCATTGTTGGCAAAATTGTACGCCCATCTATTGAATCAGATAGTGTTGTTGATGAAACAAGAACCTGCACATCATTCCCATCAAAAGATTTAACGTGAGCAATATCGCCTAGAGAATAATACTTATCAAATTGATTATCTAATCCAGAGTCAACCTCTACATCGTATTGTCTTTTAATATCCTTTAATCCGCGCATAGCATATGTTTTTAGCATGTTCTTATATTGTTGCTCGCTTAGCTTATTACCTGCTATTTCAGAACTATAACTTGAACCATTGATATATGTTTCAAACCTATCCCAACCAGTTTTATCCCCAACACTCTGGGTAACTCTTGGAGCGTTTTCCCTATCTTCTCCACGAATTAACGCTACATTCGAGTACTTTGAAATATCATCATAGTAGTCATTTGAAATCATGTTGCCACGTTCAAAAGAAAAGAACACATTCGTGTTCCTAGGTTCTTTAATCTCAAGTAGATAGTTCCCATTAACAAAAGACAAGCTATACCCCAAATTAAATTCTTTTAGAGAACCTTCTAGCCAATCTAAAACGCTAGCACTCTTGATTGTTCCATCAATTTTATACTTTTCTAAAAATGCATGTTTAGATTTATCAAACGCAATTGGTAATCCCCTCATGTTCTGAGAGATAACCAAATCAATCGCTTGTAGTAAGTTTAGATTTTCTTTTCTGATTTCTTCCCAAATGATTCTTCTAGACAGTAGCGACTTAGCACATCTACCACTAACAGTAAGTAGTAATCCCTTATCTAATGATGCTCTGGTTATCGCTTTTTCAATAATCATTCTATGGGCTAAATCCTTATCTAGATAAAGTTGTCTTCCCACTTTCAACATCTCAAATGCGGATTTTGTCAACGGTATTTCTAAAGAAAAATCACCAACCGTCTTAAATGCTTCAGTCCATATTAAACTTGAATAACTGTCGATGACTCCTAATAGCTTTAATCCATCATTTTTAGTAACATTCACAAGCATATTACACCCCGTTATATAACGTTTCGTTCTCAACAATTACCTGCATGTATTTCACTCCTGATTCAGCGTTGACATAGATCAAATTATCCCCAGATAACAACGTGATCCAATCGCTAGTTCTATCCAAACTATCAATCATATTCGTTTTATCTAAAGCTACATCATCTATATAGAAGATGCTCTTTTCACCGACAGAAGTTTTAATTAAGAGCTCGTCATTACTGTTGATTGTTGCTTTGATATGCATTCTCTTGTCAGTTGTCTGATTGTAGATAACTGGATTTATAACATCTCCACCAATTGCTTTTATGTGGATAGTGCATCCAACATCTTCGGTGCCTTTGTTCAGAACGGATTGGTGGTCTGTACTTGATAAGCTACCGAATGGAACTGGCACAGTAATGCTAAATGGAAAATGGAATCCATAACTTACCGTATTATACGATGTTATGGATTTTGTATTTTCTATGAAATATGGAGAAAAACAACGTATTGAAATAACAATTAGGTCATCTCTATAGAATTGTTGATCGCTTACGCCTTCTACAAATCCATCGATATACGCATTCAAACTAGGACTGTAGTAATATACCCTTACTTTCTTTTTAGGCATAAAGAAAGAGTGCAGATCATGTCTATTTTCATCAACAGGCTCTAGCACTTTAATTCGTAGCGTTAGTGGTCTTATTGATAATCTAGCGCTTGTCATTCTTTCGCCATCATAGTTAGCACCTTTAGATGAACTATATTCAGCACTAACAGGATTTAATCCATCAACTGGATCACACAGAATAAACCGATTGTCATTTCTAAAGTCCAGTGTCTTTCCATTAGATTCAATAATTAAATATTTATATCCCATATTAGATCGTCTCCAGTAATGCTCTCTTAAGTTGTCTATATGTTTCTAAAGGACTAAGTTCTTTAGGACTATAGTTATTTTGATTAATAGTAATTGAACGTTTTGATAATGAGTTGTCTCCATCTGTCAATAAATTCTTGAGATAGTTTTCAGACATAATGATTTCTCTTGCAGTTTCGCCACCACCTAGCAACGTATTGCCACTAGCACCAAAGATAGTAGCTCCATCTAAGATACGTGGATTTTTAGTCGCTCTATCATACCAGTCAATGCTTAAATGAGGGACTTTTGGAGGTAATAGCGAGAACTCACCCTCTATACTAAAATGTGGCAAGTCAATATGAGGTAGTTTCCAATTAAAATCAAAGATTCCCTTTAACCAATCAACAATCGGAGATATGAATGACTTGATTCCATCAAAGACATTTTTGAAAGTATCTTGAATTGTTGATAATGGCCCTTTCACAGCATCGATAAGCCATTTTGCCGCATCACCAATTGCTGTAAAAACAGGTTTTAAAACACTATTCCAAAAATTTGAAATGGCGCTAAAAACTGCTGATACGACCGTCACAATTCCATTAAATACTGTGCTAAAAACTGGCATTAACACATTACTAAGAAATGTGCCTATTGCTGTAAAGGCAGGCAAAAGAATATTTTGCCATGAGCCAGCAATTAAACTAAAGACTGCTTGAACGACTTCCCCAACAGCCATAAAAATAACCTGAATAATTGGCCACAATGTATTTTGTGCAAAATCACCTATTGCTTGTAGCGTCGGCTGTAATGTGCTAGTCCAAAAGCCAGCAATCGCATCTATAACACCACCAACAACTTTTTGGATGTTCTTCCATGCTTCATTAACGAAGTTTCTAAAATCCTCGTTATTCTGATAAAGCAGAACTAATCCTGCAATAATTGCGCCAATTGCTAATAAAATAGGATGTCCTAATAACACCGATATTCCACTAGATAATTTGCCGATTGAACCTGTAATGCCAGAAATAATAGATATAACAGGTCCTAAAATTGCTAGTACTCCAGCACCTGCTATGATTGCTTGTTGCATACCAGGATCTAAATTAGACCAACCATCTGCTAAATCTTTTATTGCAGGAATAATTGCGTCAACAGCCGTTTGGATTGAAGGCATGACCGCTTCAGCGACTTCATATCCTAATTGCATCAAGTTATTTAGAACTGTTTGCCATTGATCTGCCGGATGTAGTGTTGCATCAAATGTATCACTTACAGAGCCTAATGCATCTTCTAACGATACACTAGAATCCGTAAACATATCTGCCGATAATGCTCCATTTTCGAAAGCGGCATATAACTGCGGACCCGCCTTTGCACCAAATACAGAAATTGCACCCTCGGTAGAAGATAGTGCTTTTGCAAAGGCATCTTGCATGCTGATTCCTTCAGACATTGCGTTTGCTTGCACCTTTTTAAGACCCATCATAGCAGTCGATACATCAACGCCAGATTTTTCGAGATTTCCTAATAATGTAGCGGAAGATGCAGCATTCAAGCCCATACCACGTAATGCTGTAGAATTTGAAATTAATCCAGATTCCAGTACATCCATGCTTACGCCTGTATCTTGACCAACTTTATTTAGTGTATCCAAAAATGCACCAGCATCATCAGTTGATAGACCAAATGCTGAAATTGCTTTCTGTACCTGATCTATTGATTGATTAACATCAACGCCGTTTATCTTTGCAAACTTTAAAAATTTTGTGGAGATATCCTCTAATTGTTCCCCTGTAACACCAAATCGCGTATTAACTTCACCAATAGCAGTTCCTGCATCTTTGAATGTTACAGGAAGTGATGTTGCAATGTTTTTAACAGAGTTCTGCATTGCTTCCAATGCCTGTCCTGTAGCTCCAGTTTTTTGGATGACTGTATCCATACCATCATCAACTTGTTTCCAAGCCGCCATAGATGCAGTCGCAAGCCCCGCAATTGGAAGTGTCAGGCTCTTAGTCATCTCGTCACCGATAGGTTTAAGTGATTGGCTAATTCCACTCATTGCATTTGTAAATGAGCCTAGGAATGATTTCCCTGTATTTCTCCCAGCGCTTTCACCTGCTTTTGGTGTTTCTTTTCCTAAAGCTTCAGAAATAGCATTCCCTATTCCTTCTGTTGTCGGGATAAGTCGCACATAGGCGCTCGCTAATTCAATTCCGCTCGCCATTATGCACCTCCATATCTAGACTTATTAAAGTCATCTACTGACATATATGTTTTGCAAGTATCCTTTTTTGAACCCATATCTTTTTTGTGACCTAAAACTAAATCTACTAATCTGGTCGGTATCTCCATGTTGCTGTTTCGTATCAAAAAATACTCAATCTCAGATAAGCGATCATGTATGCTAGGAAGCAATAAATAGTCAGAGATTTCTTGGATGCCTTGCATTTTCTTATATATTCTTGATTTTGCCCCTAAGCCGAATACAAGAACTGCCACCTTTGTTGGTGAAAGGTCCTTATAGTTAAAAAGGTGATAAGTCTCTGCTAAATCGCAGGTCAACTCATCACCATATTTATTAACTATTTCGGCAAGGGCTATTAGTTTTTTCCGTTATTAATCGAAGACATGAAGCTCGATAATTCTTCACTCATCTTGGTAGCATGCACTACACCATCATCTGATAGAGAGCGTACATGTTCTTTAAAAGCACTATATCCTTCCTCACCTAGCAGAATCTTCATAGCTGAGATAAGAGCAGTTGTATTTCCTTTATCTGCTTCTCCCCACAGTTCAACTAATTCCCAGTTATCTAATGCACTGTCTTTAATTTCGATTTCTAACCCTGTTTTTGTCTTACCCTTCATTGTTTAATCCTCCTATGCAGTTGGCGCTTGATAGTAATCGTATGATGTGTTGCCATTAGCATCGAGCATTGCGCTAAGTGTTACATCATAGCCGATTGCAGTATCTTTTTTGTATGCCAAATCACCGAGTTCTGTAATCTTCGCATTAGGCACAACGATACGAGATAGCGTTCCATCCAGCATTACTGTATCAATAACCCATGCGTTAGCAACTGGTTCTAATGCATTATGTTTAACAGTCATTGATGTAGATGCTCCGTCTAACTTGCCTTCAACATTTTTATCACCGTATACAGCCTTCTGTACAATGTCGTTAAGCGTTTCAATCATCTTGAATTTAAATGATTCTTTATACTCCGTTTGAACAGTTGCTACTACACCACCGCCCCATTCTTTAATGTCATTAGAGCTTCGTGATTGTGATCGCGTTAATCCATCCTCAGAAATGTATCCAACACCTTTAAATGCGGCATCTAAAGCAGTCTTCGCATCTGTAGGTAGTGATGTCCCAAGCGGTGCGTAGTAAACAGCACCTGTTACTTTAGGGCTACTTGTTGAAACGTTTTTGGCCTTATTTGTATTTGCTTCTGCCATGTTTTGTTATTCCTCCATAAATTGTCTTGTTACAACAGAAAAAACCGCTTGATAGCGGTACTCTTTTGTTGCGATATTCGTAAAATTATGATCGTTAATAAGGCGTATAGATGATAGTCCTCGCACACTTGCGTATACCATTACCTTTTTAGTTTTCTCATTTAATTGAGCCGCCTTCAATAACGATGGTGCGTGTGATTTAATTGCAATCGTTGACGTTGTTACCCAGTCTTTACTGGCTGTTCCTGTTTTCTCGACGATCACATACTCATCAGGAGCGCTCTTAGGTCGCTCCATATAGGCTTTAATACCTTTACTGTTTAGCAGTTTAATAATTTCTGATTCGACCATTATATCTACCCCTGTGTACTTTTTAAAAGCGTGTTGTTTTCTAGATTATCCTCTTTCGCCTTATCGCTAGCGGCTTTGACAAGAGCTGTAACACGCCCATCCTTTGATGAGTGCATTATTTTATACTCGTAGCCTTCACCTGCTCTTGATACCTGCCTACGTGCCAGTTCTTCGATATAGCCCTGCACTGCAGGACAGCGAAGTAACTCACCTACGCCTTCTCTATTGATTTCTAAGCGTTCTAAAATACCTTTACTCATAGCGTTCTACGTAGTACTTATCATTCCAACGTAATGGAATCATCTTATCAATGCCCTTTTGAGGTAATGAGAACACATGCCAGCGATAACCATAAAACTCTACAATTGCATCAGTCCATACATGCTCATCACCTTTAGGAATGCCAAGTTGATACTGTGCTTTTTTCCCGTACAGATTAGTGACATCAAGATTTTCTTGTGAACCTACTGGCGCAACAAGAACATCATTAACTTCTATCGGATCTCCATCCGTGTAGATGGGTGCGTTGAAAGCATTTGCCCCTGTCTGAACTTGTGGAATGATTTTAACAGTAATTCCCTTAATGGATGCCATATAGGTCCACCATTCCAAAGCGCTGGCGTGTTAACCCTAACCGCTTTAGGTCTTTCTTAAGGATAGACATTCCACCACCGGTGTTGACATATGTTCCTGACCATGAATAACCTAGTGCAGACTGTGATTCTTGCGAAAGAGTACTTGCATTATCGGATGATAACTGGTCCAAATATCGCGAAATAACATCTACAACAACAGACTTTACAACGTTTGGCAGTATTTCACCATTTGCAATCATTTTATCTAAGTCTTTGCCAACCCTTTTAGCTTCTTGACGAAGCGAATCAGAAACAATTGGCAATAACGCCTCTACTTGTTCCTGCTCTGCGTTTGATAGATGCTTCCAAATAGTATTGACATCATTTACGCTTGCTAGGTTGTCTGCCATCCTTTACCACCTTCTTCTCTTTAGTAGTTACGGGAGACGGCTCTTCAACCGCCTCCCACACATCACTAATTAAAATAGATGAAACATCAATCACACGTCCGTTTTTAATGTTTCTATACTGCATGATTAAGCCTTAGCAATCTTCTTGAAGGATGCAGTATCTAAGATGCCCCAACCGATGTATGCTTCGGCACGTAATACAATCTGATTTGTACGCTTTAGGTCGCCCTGTCCATCTGGATCACCATACTCGATGATTTCACATGGTACATTTTCAGCGTATCCCCACTTAAATGCGTTTTGGAAGTCACCGACAATGGCTAAGTCCTTAGATGTGCCAAAGGATACTGTGTTGTTTACATCTGATGCCATGCCGTAGAATGCTTCTGGATTTTGTCCAAAGCGGAACTCAGGATACTGCACCACACCATTAACCTTGATCTTGGATAATGCAGCACTAAATGCTGGGGCCATTGCGATACCTGTTACTACTCCATCTTCGCCTGTGATAGCCTGTACCGCAGTATCAATATCTTCATCTTCCTTACCTGCAGTTGTTGTAACTGTAGCAATTGTAGCCATATCAAAGTTCTTAGTAGCTAGACCAGATACTGCTGTCTTTGTAGCTGGATTAACACCATGGAAAGCAGAAATATCTAACGCACGTGCAATTTTAGCTGCAAAGCCATCCGCAAATGCTTCCAAATATGGAAGTTGTTGTTCTTCAGACATCTTAGTAAATTCGTCAGTTAAACGATGCTGATAAACAAACTTCACTGGTGTGATTGTTACAGGGTTAAAACTAGCATCACCAGCAGGCTTCTGCTCACCTTCACCTACGATAGACGCTTCCCCATCCATCGCAAAGACCATTTGGGTATTGCCTGAAAATGGAATTGGTGTTTGTCCGGATAATTTAGCAAGAGATGAATGTCCCTTAGCTTTTGAAAATACTTCTGATACTAATTCTGCTGGAAATAAGTTTGTTGATTTTGTAATAGTTGCCATATTTTTTATTCTCCTTTAAGTGATTTTGCTAATGCTCTAACTGCAGCATTCTTTCCACCGTCATGCTTCTCTTCTTGATCGGCGAGCGGTGCAATAGGCTTGTTTTTGCCAATCAGTTTTACAAGAGATTCTGCATCTTTGCGAATATCATCTTCTGACTCTCCTGATAATCTTGACGCCATTTCATATGGTAGTCCTGTCTCGTGAGCAATTCGCGTTTTTACCGAGGCGGTCTCGTAACTCTTGATTTTGGAATCCCTATCCGCAAGCTGTTTATCGTAATCTGCATACTTCTTGGCCTTTGTTTCTGCGTCTTTAGAAAGTGTTGAAATCTGCGTATCGTAATCTTTTTTGATTTGTTCTAAATCCGCAGGGCTCGTATATCCCTCATATTTTTTAGTTACTGAACTACGCTCTCTTTCTAGTCTGTCTTTCATTACCGAATCAAACTGTTCTTGCGTTGTGATTGGTGTAAATACTTCTGCCATTTAATTAAGTCTCCTTTCCCTCTTCAATCCGTGAGGTATACGTATTTTTAAAACTATCTAAAAAGGCGACTATTTTTAGCCGCCCTAATAGAACACCTTTTGTTTTCTGCGTTCTTTTGTCTTTTTACATGACCAAAACGCAAAAATCATCGATTCCATCAAAGATACATCAACTGTATCCTTGATGGATTTAAAACCAAAACCGCCGTTGCTACCAATCGCACGGCGTTGCACATTTGAAACTGATTGAGTTAGTGATGGTTGCCCTTTATGACATATCAGCTTTTGATCTAGGCACTGTTGGAAAAGTGCATTAGCTTCAATGACCTCTGATACTTTAGGAAAGATTGGCTCCTTCTTAATTCCAGCCTCTTTCATCGCGTCTGCAAGTAGCTGCTGCCCACTTGCTCCGTCTATTACTACGTTTTGTAGGTCTGCCTGCTTTAAGAAACGAGTCAACCATCCTAATCCATTACGTTGCGGTTGGCAATCTATACTTTCAACAAAAATTAAATCATTGGTCGTCTTAACCGCAACACTTAATGCTACATTCTTGCCATCTGCACCAAAGCGGATACCTGCATATAGTTTTCCTTTGAACTTAGGCAACTTATCCACTTGTAATTCCTTCCACTGTGATTCGCTGATATCTGATTTCAGATTTAACTTGGTCCAGTATCCTAAACGCTGAATGTTGAAGTCTAATTCATCTTCTCCGATTTCATCTCGAATCTTACGTTCTGTTAGAATCGTGCCTAATGATGGATTTGTCTCATACCATGCCTCTACATCATTTACATCTGTCATGCTTTCGACTGACCATTCAGCCCACCCAGTGTTACTTGTCTTACCTGCCAATGTGTTCTCACGCATATGCGTAAATACTGTGCCAGAGGATACCATTGTAGGTGGTGTTCCGCAGAATATCGTCTGTGGATTTGGGGATGATGATACAACGTATTTCAGCGTCGTTTCCTGATCGTTCTGATATTCCTGTGCCTCGTCAATGATTAGTAGGTCATATCCTTCACCAAGTCCACCCTTAGATGTTCTTGTTCTGAATGACGCAAGTCCACCACCTTCTATCATTTCAATTTTTTCCAAGCCATATTGACGAGTGACAATAAAGTCTTCTTTTTCTTTGTATCCGGCTTTGACCATAATGTCATATAGACGGCTAAAAGCTGAACTAGACGTTGGCGTTCTGTGTGCTGTATGTAGGATACGTTCCCCTTTAATTAAGCCATAAATCTCTCGTATGGTAATAACTTCGTTCTTGCCATTTCTTCGTGATACAGCATATCCAAACTTTGAATGCACCCATAGTTTTTCATCGTCGTAGGAAAGTAAGTCATAGATTAATAACTTCTGCCAGTCCTGTGCTTTACGTTTTGATGTCTCATATAGTTTAATTGCTTCTTCTCCATACGTTTTGTCGTATGGCAATATAACGGATTGAGTTGGTGTTTGGCGACCTAATCTTTTAGGTTCTGCCATAACTCCTCCCTATCCATTTTTGTTAATTGGTGGCCCAGTTGCCTGCAATTTACTCATTTTAAACCTCCGTAAAATAAAAACACCGCAATTTTGCGATGTCTTATTCCATTCCTGCTAATCTATATTGCTCATGAATCCATTCGCCTTCTTTTTTGAAAGCATCTATTGCCTCTTGCGGCGCATCTTCTTTAAGTTTGCAGTTAATCATATAAGGGCCGTAAATTTCTTCAAGTTTTTTTATCTCTTCAGGAAAAATTAAAATCATTTTATCACCTCTTTAAAACCATCAAAGTATTGTATTCTGTTTCCGCTTCGTCAAAAAATCCATGTGAATACATCTTTTTTGCATAATAACTGATTCCACCTACATTTTTATCTGTAATCCCTAACATGTCAAGTTTTTTCTTACATTCAGCACGTAAATCATTTATATAATTGTGATAGTTTTCCGATGTGATTTTACCGTGTTTTTTTTCGTACTCTTGTGCTTGCTTGCAATGGTACATTTCATGAAACGGTGTCGAGTATGGGTCTTTCTCAGCTGCATGACCCTCTTGCAATAGGATTAATTTCTTTTTATCGCCAACAACCGGTGCAAAGGAAATTATGTTATTCACAGCGTCATAATTTGCTAAAGAAAAATTAATCTCTGAACCCTCTGCAATTAAGACAGTCGGTTTTTTACCTTCATCAATATTAATTTTCTTAATTGCGGATTCTGTTGCCTTACTGATATTATGCAGAGCTTTAGGTTTAATCATAGCTTTATCAGAAATATATACATTGTCATATCCATCTACTTTTTTCGCATTAATCTCTGTCCCGCTTAACGTATTGAAGACAGCCCCAGTCCCACGGACTACAGGTCTATAGTTTTGCACAAACAATTCATTTGATCGTATCCTTTTTTCTCTTTCTTTATCTTCACGTAAGTTTATCCACCGGTTGGTTTCCCAATCACCTTTACCCTGAATTACAACTCTTCTTTTAGTTGCATACGTTATGATACAACCACAACCTGGATGACGTTCGAACATACCCATTTCATACGCTTCGTCATATGGGACGTCTGTCCCACATCGATCTAGACACCATTGGCAGACATCCCCACCGCCTTTATCAGTAGTATGGACACCGACATCGTCATATTCGCGTGACACCAGAACGCTGATGCCTGATTCATCCATGAATTTAGCACTTCTTCTCCCGATTTCATCTACATAGTTTTGAGAAGCAGAAATAAAAAGATTCTCAGCGGTATCGAGTGCTTCATCTACATTATCGTAGTTTTCAAGCTTTGCAGAAATATCTTTTTCATATGTATTGTCATATGAAACTGTAGCAGGTTTTAAATTAACATTCGTTGATTCGTATATGACATTTTGTGCCTGTGACGCTACAGTCAAGACATCTTGATAGTTTGCTTCTAAAATCGGATTTAGAATCTCTTGCGTAACAGTTAAATCACCATTGCTGACTTGTGATATTGCTTTTTGAACTAACTGTCCTGAGCGTTCACTATACTTTTGAGCCGCTTCATAACTTGCTTTGCCACTCTCAATCGATTTTCTAAGACGTATAAGTTCAGTATCGTTCTCAATCAATCGTAAATATACTGACTTTGCTTTCTGAACAATATCGTTCATCAGAGGTTATCTCCATCAATACCTAGAATATCTCTCATACTATCGTTGCCGATATATCCAGGCACTGCTTGATTAATTTTGAGAGCTGCATCACCAAGCGCTGCGATACCGGACGCATCAGGCGCATAGATTGGTTCCCACAATGGTTTTGTTTCATACACTTGATTTCTTGCGTATGGGTACTTATCACGAACACACGCTGCTAAATATCCAGCATTGAGAAAACCAGTTCCGAATGATCGCTGCGCTTTCTCTGCAATAGATTTCAAATTTTCATGCGATGCTCTAATCGCTTCATAACTTGTTGGGTTTGAAGATGCGATTCCTAGATCATCGAGTGTTAAACCAGTCTCAACTGTAAACAACGATGCATACTCTTTAATTTCTTCAACATATGGAGCAAGTTGTGCTTGTGAGAACTGGCCTAGCATAGGAACACCTCCGTCTTCCCCTCTATTAATCTGTAGGAAGTCCGACATTGACGCTTTACCTGTTGCGTTAATCGGTTCTGCATCGGCATCCATTCCTAACAAGTATTTTTGCGGAAATGAATTAACTTCAGAACAGATAGCCATATTCATCAATGCATCCTTTGCATTGTTCTGATGGCTAATACATGCTCGGCTTATTCTGGAATGCCCAAACGGGCGTTTTACATCAGGTCGGTTGATAATAGGCACCAATAAAGGGTATGGTGCTGTATTTTCTACTGAATATGGGTTCTCTCCTTTTTCGTAGATAACTGTTTTACCTTTTATAAACCATGCTTCAATCATCGGATTATCGTTATCATCACGTTTTAAAACTGCGTATCCTTCGACAAGCATGCCTGTGATAGGGTCCATGATGCCTGTTGCATTGCCACCATCAACAACTTGCAACCTTGGAAATCCTGTTTCATCTTCTGAAATATAGATGAAGTTACATGATGTGATTAATGCACCAAGAATTGCAGAATCATACAAAATATCACTGTTATTCATTTCGAAAATTTGTTGCATATTAAAATTGTCGTTCTTGAATCCTCTAAACCGTAAGCGGTCGGCCATTGAATCAACCGCCTTAGTACACCAGCCTAGAGTAAACTTAAATTTGTTTTGTAGGTCTGCTGGCACCATCAAGTTTCTAGGTTGGTGAAAATCCTTCATTTCGTAGTAGCGATATCTTGTTTCTACTCTGCTTCTTTTAGACAATAACTTACGTCTCAAATACGCTATGCCTTTGTAATTCGTCATCATGTATCCTCCATAAAAAAAGTGGCTATTTTACTAGTCACTTGTGAAAAAAATGGTATTTCAGCGAGAAATATTCGCAGTAACGGGTGTGGGTTGCGAAAAGCATGGTAGTAGGGGTCACTCCCCCCCTATGCTTTGTACGCTTTCCAGTCCATCGTCTGTGGTAAAACCCTGTTATCTATGCTCTTATCCGCTATGTATTTTTTGTTAATAACTTTGTCTGACTTGCCACGATTGCATGATAAATGCGCTAACTGCAAGTTCTGTAAATCAGATGGATGCCCACCTTTTGATATTGGAATAATGTGGTCGGCCGTCGGACTCATCGGATCAGGAAACTTCAGTGAGAAGTCTACAGGCTTTCCACATATAGCACAGATTGTTTGTGTTGCGTATATAGTCTTTTTGTTCTTATCAAACGCAGCTCTGAATGCTCCATCTTTGTCTGGCCTGTTTCTTGCGTATTTACCCTGTCCCATTTTTTATCCCTTTCTCTTGTCATATGTACATTGGAAACTATCAGCCGGAAAGCTAGTACATGGAAAGATTAAACACAAAAGGAGTACTCATATGAATAGTTTTAGGGTGATTTCAAATTAAGCTGATAGCTTCGAATGTGCATACGAAAAAAACCACAAGCTGATTGCTCATGGTTTTCTCCTACGCCCATTATAACATCAATTTTCAATAGACATGTCTTTATTTTTTTAAATAATTTGGGGGAAGGACTACAGGTACATTCCCAAACATTGACGTAATTTGTCCAATAACAAGAGATATCTCGTTATAAGCAGGTGATTGATTAACAAAACTAACAAGTTTTTTATTCAATTCTTTTTTAAACTCATCAAAATTTTGAAAGTTAGAAAATGTTTTTTCTTGATCTATGGTAAATTCTTCCCTAACAATTACCTTCAATTTATATAGTTGATTTTCCTCAAATTCTACAGTTCTTGTTATATCAACCACAAATTTTTCTTTTGAGCATTCGATAAGTTTAAATGTGTCTTTAGGTTTTATACTTACGAAGTTTTCTGGGAAATTAATAAATTTATATTCAAGCAGCTGCAGTTGAGCGTGTAAACCGTTTGTGAAGATTGTCGGTTCCGTTTTCTTTGCCATAATAATATCCTCCTACGCGTTCTATTCGATTATTTAGTTGGAATGTCTTTGATGCAGCCTTCCACGCTTCTTCAAAAATATTAGAATAACAGGCAACCTTTCTTGCACACTCGCAATCAAAAGATTCTGTAACTTTTTGTTGAACCGCTTCATTGATAAAAGCATTTAAACTGACTCCTTCCAAATCAGCAGCCCATTTAGCTTTCTTATGTAATGTCTTACTCATTCTAATATTCAATTTTCCGCTTACATCATCACAAGGAATCTGAGTTGCTTCAGGTAATGCACAACCATCCTCTTTTAGGCATTCAAGATGAAACACTAAGTTCTCATATGCCTCTTTAACAGATTCGTCTGGAGTAGTACCACCACCAACAACACCTGGAACATCAGGAAATTTAGAAACAAATTCGTATCCTGATGCTGTATCAACCTTTGTTGTAATAATTGAATAATTTTTTTCCATGTTGAATATCTCCTTTATTCTTCTTCATGGGCGGTCTTAACGGCCTCGATAATATACGCCACTTTCAAATTCTGTTGATTTGATACAAGCGTAATTCTACGCTTCCCGCTTTCACTTTTAAACTGCACATGGCTGCCCTTACGATGGGTTTCATTTAAGCCAAAATATCCTAGATATTTCTTTAATTCCTCAAAAGAAACATCTGTAGGATAAGGTTTACTCTCAATTTTACTAATAAGCTTTTCTTTTTTTCCCATGCAATAGTACCATATTCAGTACTAATAGTATAATTGCCTACCGTAATATTTTCAACAATATTTCACACACTTTTTTATTAATGGTATCTTTATTGCTATTTGCTAAACATGCCAACTCCCTTAAAGTTTTCTTATACTTGTACCTCTGCTCAATAAGTTTTAACTCCTCAGCGTCCAGCTTATTCAACTTCACCTGCACTCTGCTGATCAAGTAAAGCAAGTCTTGCTTTTGCTTTATAAGTTGGTCCTGTTCCTGAAACAACTCCAACATGTTAATATCGCTATAAATCCTTGTGCCTTTCTGATACTTCGCTTCCTCCAGACTCATGATTCTAGGACTCCCAATCGAAGTGAGCTGTGCATCAATCTCGGCAATACGATAATTCACGTCTTCAAGCTGACGTCTGTATTCGTAGTGATTTCTTAGTTCTCTGTCAATCACGCGTACGTTTTCTCTATATAGTTCATCCATCATTTGTATCGACTCCCATTACCCAATCTTCTTGCAATACTCTCATTAACCCAATTCAATCGATTTTCAAGTATAAATAATTGACATGTGTTCACTTCGGCAAATTCATGTCTTCTATGTGCACACTTTACTCTTGCGATTTCTTTTTCCAAATCGTTTTTCTTTCTGCGTAACAGCGCAAGTTCAATATCTTCTTTTCTAGTCATCATCTACTCCTGAAATTTTTGAATGTCTGATTTGTAGTAAACGATGTCTTTGTTTTGTGTCCGAATTGATAACATTTTTTCTCCTTTTTTCTTATCTTCGTGAGTGTAACAGAATCAGTACTATGTAACTCTCACTTCAAAGCCTTATTTTCTTAATAACGCTTATAAATACTGGTTTATCTTGTTTTTATCTGTTTTTGAGTGTTACAAAAATCGAATGTTACACTCACGCATATTTTTTAATTGTTTTTTATACATGCAAGAATGTAGGAATCTATCCCCATTTTTCTGTATGGTTTATTGATTCTCTAACCTCTTGAATGTCCGAAGGCTCTAACATGATGTACAGCATTGTTTCTGCGGCGCTCTCGTGCATCAGTAGCTTCTGTGTTGTTAGCAGGTCGTGTGTGCTGTCCCAGTACCAACGACCATATGACTTCCGCAAGCTATGACAAGCAACTGGATATTTGATTCCAGCTTCATCAGCAAGTTGCTTAATAATTCTCCATGCCTGCTGTCGTGTAATCGGATAGCCCTTAAAGCCTTGCCGTGATTCGAATATATATTCATTCATCTGAATGTTATATCGCTCTATATACTCTCTAACAGTGGCGTACACATCAGCATTCATATTGAACTGCTGGACCTTCCCTGTCTTCATCTCTTTGCAAGTGTACTGTCCACCTGCAATATCTCTAGGCGTTAACTCAATAAGAGTTTCAATTCTGTTTCCTGTATTCACGCCCAGGATAAGCAGTATATAGTTTCTGTACCATACACGATACTTCCAACTGCTTGGATTGTGTTTATCTCTATGATTAAGGCAGCATCTAACCATTTCGTCAAAATCGCTCTTTATAAACGGTTTGACGATTTCTCTACCGTGCTTATCATCGGTCTTCCGAAGATAGCCTTTGGTCCGTTGCAAACGTCTAAGCTGTCTCATCAACGTACTCGACTCCTAATTTTTTAAGCTCGTTTAAGCAGTTTTCCTTTTGCTGGTCAAGTCGAAGCATAACAAGACATATAACCTGTTCTGTTAAGTCTTTTCCAAGTTCGATATAGTCGTCATTTCTTGTTAGCCACCACACATCTCCCTGCTTATGTTTTTTCTCTAATTCACCAATTTTAAATTCAATATCTTTGATCGTATGGACAATAATACTTGCCTTTGATATGTCAGTCGATTTCATCATTCTGCTTTTCCAACCTTTCTTTTAATCGTTCCACCTTTTTTATACGCATTAGGCCAACTTCTTCACCACTAATTTTGTATAGTAGTAACATCTGATCCAGCATGATCATCACATCTGCCATTTCTTCGATTAGGTGTTCTCTGTCAAGCAATCCTCTAAAGTCCTTGCAGATTTCTTTTGTGAGTTCACTCATTTCTTCGATTGCCATTAGCTTCTGCATTCTTACACCATATGTTTCTATGGCTTGTTTATATGTATCAGTGACTTCTTGATAGTTCATCATTCTTCCCCCAAATCTGCAAGCATGATTTTTCTTGCTTCGATTTCATCTGCGATTACTTCGTGTATTCGGTTCTCTAAAAATGATGGAATTTCATACGCTTTACTAAACCACCCACTTCTGTAATCCGAAAATCTTCCAGATACTATGTGTTTTACAAGCAATCTAATTCCACGGCTTCTCATTATTTCTAATTCGTCTATTTCTTTTTGCAACCGAATTACTTCTTTTACTTGTTCAGGTGTCATTCTTCACTCCAATCTATTTTCTTGTTCTTCTATTTATCAACTGCTTCAAAATATTTATATACACCATCTCATTTATACCAATATCTTTGACAAAAATTTTTCAATTGAGAGTCAAACGTAAATCCGCAATTTCTGCAAAATATTTCGACAATCAAATACTTTAGCACTTCCATTTCAACAGCAAAAACAGAATTACAATCACATCCTATTCGCGTTTCATCAATAATCAAAACTTCATGTGGCCCATTTTTTGATTCAATAATCTTATAATCAAATCTTTCATCATTAATGCCCCATGCATTCAACTTCGGCTTAATTGCTTTTAAAATCTCATTTCTTTTTTTCAATAAATAGTTATATCTATCTTGCGTTTTCATTTTCTTCACTCCAATCTAGTCTTTGACCACAAAGGCAGCAACAATACACAGGACTAACAGTGTTGGCCGTCGTTCTATAGCACTTTGGACATACTATTATTCCATTTGCTTTATGTATTGGTTTCTTCGGCGTAGCCTTATCGACAAGTCCTTGCAACTCTTTTCTTGCCGTCTCTCTTTTGCTATCCAACTCATCCCTGTACGGTTTATCGTCAACTGTTTCATCAAACACTTGTAACGATACAGTCAAGTAATCTAACGCTTCTTGATATTTATTCATTCTTGTTCTCCTATATCCATCATGTCCGAGAATTTCTTAGACAATTCTCTTTCTTTTTCCCAAGCCTTTTTATACTCTTCTGTTTCTTTCGCTTTATCCTTTAATCTCCAACCAATACATGGAAAGCAACCATATTCATCTTTCACTACTTCACGGCAATGCTTAACTAAGCCTAATCGTTTAAGTTCTCTCAATCTATAACGTGCCTGGTTTCGTGTTAACCCCAATGGTTCAGCAATTATATATAAAGGCACTGGAAAGTTGTCATCCATAATTGAAACGTTATGTCTGCACAATTGATAAAGAACCTCATTCATTCCACCACTTTCAACTTGCACCATTTAAATTCACACTTTCTTCTCTGCTCTCTTTATCTAAAGTAATTTGAGTAATGTAGTAATTCACATAGTCATCAAAGTCACACTCACAATATGATTCATACTCTTCTTCGCTTAGCCCTGATTGTTCAAGCGTTATCTCTTCATTTTGTACCCTACATGCAAGTTCTACTTTTTCAGAATATTCATCATTCTCTTTTTCTTTTCTATCCTTTAATTCTTGTGCCTTTTCTAAAGTTGTGAATGCCCCTAAGATGTTATCCCATTCATCTTCGTATTCACCGCCATTTTCATGTACGATATAGATTTTCATAACCCCAACTCCTTTAAGGTGTATACCTTATTCGCTTCCATACCTTTGTACATTGTTCCATTTTCAAAGTCCGGAAGTTCGCAATAGTCGTCATCTTTTTTCATCGTTATATGTATGAATTCATTTTCACCATAATAACTTTCAACTTTCTCAATACATTCAACATCTTCTCTAAACGGCTTTATAACTGCTGATAAATAATCCTTTTCTTTATCGGTTAGAATATCCGGAACATACTCTTCTTCTAGCCATGAAAGCATATATTCCATCACTTCACACAAAAACACCCCGTATGGATAGCTTTGCTGATGAATTGTTTTACCTCTAATCTTCAATTCAAAGAATAGTATCTTTCCATCTTTTGTTTTTGTAGAGATATCAATTTGTTGCAAATCATATTTTTCTTTATTAAGCATTCTTTCTTCCTCTTGTTAATACTTTCTTTTTCCAAATTTCTGCTGCTTCGAATACACCTTCTGGCGGTTCTTGATTGTATTTTGCACGAATCTGTACGATTTCTTTGTTTCTAAATTCCATAGTGTATAACGGTCTATCGATTTCTTCTTGGTTTCGGATGAATATAATTGTTGTTTTCCCAGACGCGTATTCATCAATATAAGTGCTAACACAATGATGTAATTCGAATCCTTCGTTAATTAGGTCCATTGCTTTTCTTGGTAAGACAAACGCAAGTCCATTAATCATCATTTCCATTTTCTTATGGCGTTTAAGCTGGTTATCAAAGTTTGCTTTTGTTTCTCTATCTCTGCGTTTATTCATTTCTATCTCTGCTTGTCGCTTTAGCGCTCTATCCAGCTCGACAGCTTCGTCATGTGCTTTCTTCAAGTCCTTAGGACATGCGATTGTTTCACTAATCGGAACATTACATTGCTTAAGTAAATTCAGATAGTCCATATAGAATTGAAAGTTTATTTGATTTTTGATTACCCAATTTTGAAAATGAACAATGCCAACGCATTTCGGAATCTTATTGAAATTCATATGTGATATGTACCTCTCAATGCCGGCGATCATTTTCCCGTTTCTTTCCTTAATTTTTTCTTCTAAAACAAATGATTCAAAACTACGATTTGAATTCTTAACCACATGCTTATGCTTTCTTAGCCACTTTTCGTTCATGATTCTCATATCGCATTTATACGGCTCATACATCAATTCTCTTACCATCTGTGTAGCGTTAATTTTCTGCAAGAACTCAATTTCTCTTCTATACTTGTAGAAACGTCTTATCTGATCAACATTGATTGGATAAATCCAGTTGATGTATTTAAGCTCCGATTTTATTTTCAATTGTTTATCAACGTTATTTTCATAGAAATTCACATTGTAGTAAGTGCCTGCCATTGCAGTCTGCCTATTTAGTCCAAACATATATCCTTTGGAGTACAAACAACGGCAGCACTTGATATGTTCATTATTTTCAAACAATTCAAAATTAACCAATTCACAATCGATATTTTGGATTCCATTAATATATTTTTCATAAAATCCGTATGATTGAATTTCGATTCGCTTTGAAGTGCATAGAATAATCGCAAAGCATCTATATTCTCCATAAAAGCTAATTTTCGTGTTGGCTCTCAATTTCTTGTGTATGATTTCGCATCCTTTACGATTTGCAGAAAGAGTCTTATTTTTATTTGAAAAAATAATCATAGGAGTCTGCGCATAGCACCAATCAAAGAATGCTTTCGGAGCTTTCAAGCGTCTTTTGACATAGTAATCTGCATCTCTCATAATTCAAAAAGATTAATCCTTTCAAAATCCGCCTTCTTATGATTCGTTTTAACATCGATTTTAGGCGATTGTTTCTTTACTACAGGTTTCTTGTCATTGCTTGTATTCACCTCTGCTTTAACGTTTGATTTGACTTCTTTAAGGTCTGAATTGAAGTAATCTACAACCCAGCCAAACACAACCGAGTCAGCAATCATTGCACAATTGTTTTCTTTGCTCTTATATGCATTATTAACGCAATATTCAAGCGCTGCTTTAATTGTTTTGCCATCTTGGCATATTTTCTCGAATAGACCATCATCTTCCTGTTCACAGAGCCAGTTATGAATGGCATCCACTCCATCAGAATGTATTTGGCTCATTTCTTTGTGCATCTTCGCCAATGCTCTTTGTTTAATTTCCGACATGTTCTAGTCCTTCCTTCTGCAGCTTCTGCATTCTTTCAATAAGTTCCTTTGAAGCTGGTGTGCCTTCCGGCAGAGTTCCATCTTCTTGTTGTCGGATATATTCCGGCATTGAAATTTTTGTTGATGAGTTTGATGCACTCATTGTTTCTCGTTCAGCTCTTGCAATCCAAGAGTTAATAAAGCGCATGATGCCATTCTTCGTCTTTCGCTTCGTTGGATTAGTTTTAAGCCATTGGCTCATTTTCATAATCTGATCGCGTACGTCCACACCTGGATAAGCATCCACGAATTCGTTTAGATGATTTTCTGAAATGTGAAAACGAGAACCGTCTTTCAGAATTAAAGGTGGTAATCCTGTTACCTGTTCGGATGCGAACGAAGTTTGCTCCGGACAAGTATTATTTATATATTTATATTCTTTATATTCTTTATTTCTTCTATTGTGTGCAGTCAGTGTATCAGTCTGTGTGTCAGTAGATGTATCAAGATGTGTATCATTTAGTGTTCCATCGTTTTCATCTATATCTTGATATTTTGCGTAATTTACTATGCTTATTAATGTCCAAGACTGTGTCACTGTACGTGTTATTTGATGTTCATTTTCAAGTAGCTGTAACAATCGTCTAACTGTATTAACAGATAGGTGTGATTCTTTAGCTAAATTTCTAGCAGAAGTAATAAATGAACCTCTATCAACAAGAACACCTTTGAAGTATGCTGGCTTCCAATTTGCTTTGAGCAACAGAAGAATCCAGAACCTAAACATATTTGGGTAGTCATGATATCTCCACTCCAAAATCTGTCGGTCTATTTTAATAAAACCCTGTTTCATATATGCCATTTGCCACACTTACAATTAATTTGTATTTTCTGTGACATATCCTTTCTTTTAAAGCGGTCTAGTGCAACCAATGCATTCAGCGTTAGACCAGTTCGCCTTTCTAATTTAATTTGGCATTGGTTGCAGCAAGTGATCGCGCTCCTGCAAGTGTGCGTAATACTTCTCGATAACTTAGCCCCTTTTTCTCTAAAATTCGGTATATCTGAGATGCTGTACGCTCGACAATGGCATCTCTTGCAGATTGATTTTCATATTCTTCTAGTGTCAGTTGTTTCTTCATATTCTTTTTCTCCTATCAACAGTTTCAACTGTTCTAATTGTTTTTTTGTTTGGTAAAACTGGCATTGTAAGCATTCATTTTTAACTTCGAACACTCTGTATCCAGCTTTAATTGGCGGACAACATTGTGTCTCTTCATTCCATCTAGTGCATTGCTGACAATCAAAGCGTTGCTTAATCACATTGATCACTCATTTCTTTAACTTTTCTTTGAAATTCATCAATCTTTGCCAATTCAAAATTTAATGCATTTTCAGCTTGATCATCATCCAGAATTATTATTCCTTCTGTACTAATCGGTTTTACTGGTTCGCCTTTTAAGCGACGAATCTTATCTATTATTAATGTGTTCATTAGTCGATACCTACGACGAACATAAACACTTTTGCAAATAGTGCTAGATAAAATCCGCAAATTATTGTTTTAAAAAATAAATCTTCTAATTTATTTGTTTTCATTGTTCTACCCTTTCTGTGTTAAAATGGTAGTGACATATTTCCGATGTCACTTAAGCGCTCTTACTTTCGACGGATTGAGCGCTTTTTTTGTTTGCTTCTCGTAGTTCTAAATCTCTCAGTAGTGCATCACGAGAGATGTGCAATGCTTTCAATAAGTTGTCCTTTTGAATCATATTTGGCCAAACATCAAACTTTCCAAGCTTCTCGGTTTCAATATTCTTAACTTGCTTGAATAAGGCTCTTGCTGGTTCTCTAGTCATACCAAGTAGGATCTGCATGTCTGTAATGTTCAGATACGTCTTAGCAAGAACTTCTTGTGGTGTTGCTGTTGTTTTCATTGCGACTCCTTTCTAACCTCCTATAATTGAAATGAAAGGAGGTGAATAATAATGGCTAAAAATACCAAAACCACTTCTGCTAAAGTTGCTACCAAAGCATCGAGTATTCTTCGTGATGGAAGAACTAGCGCAAAATCAAAGTCTGTCGCTGGTAGTGCTTTGGCACAGAAATCCTCAAAGAAAACTAAGTAAGTTATTTTCTTTAAGTGTGCAGTACACAGCAGTTGCAATGCTTTGTACTGCTTTTTCATCTGTACAAATCTCTGTATTGCCTGATAAGTCAAAAATCGCATGTAAGCACTCATGAATAAGTACTTGTACTTTTCTGTCATCACTTAATTCGGAGTCAATCTCAATAGTGTCATTTAGAAAGTTTACAAGTCCTCGTGTTAGACCTGTATCACCTTTGCAGATAACCGGTTTTTCAACAATTTCAAACTTAATTCCACAGATATATAGTTTCTTTGGTAATTTCATTTATCCTCCTCTCCTTGCTATGATTGCTTTCATGAGTGCTATTGTGGATGGTCTTACAGAAAAGAATGAAGAACCAAATCAGCAAGATGAGTAGTAGCTTCAACTACTTCTGGTAGAATGCTTTCAGCTTGACTGCTGGAGGCTTTTTTTGTTTCTTTTTGTATCCAATCGCACAAATCATTTAATACTTCTTTCAATTTCTCTTCGATTTTCATATATTCTCCTTTATGCTCACGATATGTGTGCTACTTATGTAAAAAAAATAGACTGGATTGTTTTCTTGTAATAATTTGCAAGCTTGATTTTAATTTCGTCGCGTGGAATACGAGCACCATTTTCGTACATAGATAGTGCAGACTCAGAAATGCCAACACGTTCCGAAACCTCTTTAAGCGTTCTATCACCCCGCAATCTTTTCAAACGTTCACCAATTGCGAATGCATTAATTTTGTCTTTCATTATCATCACCCCCCCTTCGCTCACGTTTCGTGTATACCATCATATTACTACTACTTTTTTTATTGTCAACACAAAACGTGAATATTTTTATTTATTTTTTTCACATAACGTGATAATGTATAACTACGAAAGTGGGTATACATTATGGACAGAAAATTCAGTAAATCTCTGAAATCATTGCGAGAAGAACATCATTTGTCACAGCGCCAACTCGCAGATGCATTAGGCGTTGCATATTCAACAATCGGGATGTATGAAAGTGGTCAACGTGAGCCAAACTACGAAACGCTTGAAATTATTGCTGATTTCTTTAATGTTGATATGAATTATCTACTTGGGAAATCAATAATCAAAAATAGTTATGCCTCTGAATTAACTGAAATTCCGCTAGATAACATCATCTTCGATGACTACTTCCCACTGCATTACTGGTCAGGACTCTCCGCAGGCAGTTTTGAAGAGTTGATTGAGGCTGAACCGGACTCCGTTGTGTATGTGCCTATTACATTCCAGAATAAGAAAAAACGTTTGCACGCATTCAAGATAAATGGCACTTCCATGAATAATGTAATTCCAGACGGATCTATTGTTGTTTCTGAAGATAATTACAATAATGCAATAAAGTATTCTGATGGCACTATCGTTGTCGCCTTCATGGATGGAACAGCAACGGTAAAACGATTATATTATGGTGAAGATAGCATTACCCTTTCACCTGACAGCACAGACAAGTCGCATATGCCTATTATCGTTCCAAAAGACAAGGAACTTGTTATCATCGGAAAAGTCATCTGGCACATGAATCCTGAAGACATAGCAGAGAAATGTTATTAAGAAAGAGAAGAAGGAGATAAATAAATTCCAAACACACACTCCGGTTGACCTAACGCAAGATTAACGCAAGATTAACGCAAGATTAATGCAACAAAAATCGGCTTAAATACTATAGTTTTTATCTTTAAAGAAAATTTTACGCATGAATATATCACAAAAATAGAAAGGTTACGGATTAGTTTATATGAACGATGATTCATTTGTTAAAGAGATACTAAATTCAAAAGAAGATATACATTTAGAATTCAAAAAATCTAAAACAGGTCTATCTAGAAGTTTCTGGGAAACTTATTCATCATTTGCAAATACAGATGGTGGCATAGTAGTTTTAGGGATTGAAGAAAACAATCCTAAAAATAATATTGTAGGTGTCGATAAACCAGAAGTAATTAAAAATACTATTTTTAAAGAAGCTAACAATAAAGATGTTGTCAATATAAATCTTCTTATGGATAGTGATGTTTTAATCAAAAATTATACGGGAAAAAGTATTGTTATTGTTCATGTTCCGGAAGCATCACCAGATCAAAAACCTGTATTTTTAAAAAATAAAATAGACAACACCTATATACGTAGAGGAGAGTGTGACCAAAAAGCTGATTCCGACACAATTAAATACTTTATGATGTACTCTCATAGTGATATTGATAGTCAGCTTTTAAATAATTATGATATGTCCGACATTGACACAAATACAATTGACTTATATTTGTCTGAGTTGAATTCATCAGTAACAAGAATAGATAGTTCAAAAGGATATAAAAATATATTGATTGAATTAGGTGTTCTACGTAAAGACCGAACAGAGAACAATAAATATAAGTTGACTGCAGGCGGCCTTCTATTTTTTGGAAAATATAATTCTATTCGAGATAGATTTCCGCATTTTCAACTAGATTATTACCGATATACCAGTGACACAAAACTCAGATGGACAGATAAGGTTTCAACAGGAGATATGGAATATCCAAACCTAAATCTATTTTCTTTCTACAAGATTGTCTTGGATAAACTCACAGTAACCACTGAAGATAGATTTATGTTAGACGATAATGAGCAGCGCAGACTTCCTTTTAGATCTGATTTAAGAGAAGCCGTTCGTGAAGCTTTTGTTAACACTCTTATGCATGCATATTATGACTCTGATAGAGCAATAAAAATTGAAGATTGCATAGATTACTATAGTTTTTTCAATCCAGGTGCCATGAAGGTGACAGAAGAAGAATTCTTTAAAGGAGGAATTTCAAAAACATCAAATGAAGTTATAGCAACATTATTTAGACGAATTGGAGCATCTGAGAAATCTGGCTCTGGCGGAAAAAAGATCGCGGATATAGCTATGAAATATAAGCTACGCTGGCCAGAAGTGAAATTAGAGTATAACAATACAACTATTAAATTATGGAAAGAAGATTTAATTTCAACTTTAGATTTAACACCAGAAGAGCAACATGTCATGGAATACATGATGCAAGCTCTCGTTGCAACCAAATCAGAAATAATGAAAAAACTTGCGCTCACACAATATCAAGCAAGGGTTGTTTTAGAGTCGTTAGTGAAGAGAAAACTTTTAACATTGACATCTGAAGGTCGTTCATCAAAATATCTTTTGAATATGAATTCGCAAAATGCTCTAGCAGCTATGAAGCGAACAATTTTGAAAATCTTTGACTAATCCTACAGAAAAAATCCGACTGCTACCAACAGTCGGACGAGCAGTAAACTCACAACCAATGTGCCTTTACTATACTCAATTTTAACACACATTACTCAATGCTGCGCAGAATATTCGAAACGATTTTAAAGTATCAAAATATGCAATTTTTGACATTATGATTATCCATAGTGTCAAAATATGCGATTTTTAACATTATAAATACATATTTTTGTTTTATCTAATCAAAAACAAGCGAATTTATACAGTTGTTACTCAAAAAAGAAAGGAGCAACTATGGAAAAAATTGATAAGTATTTAGAAGAGATCGAGGCAGCTATGTGTAAGATGGATCCAATTGAACAAGATAGATTAATGGAAGTAATACGAATTTCTTTCCCTGAATATTTTGACGGCAATTACATGAAGTCATAGAAAGGAGTACGCACATGATCGGATATGATGAAGTCAGAAAAACATATTTCGTTTTAATTGAGTATCGCGACCAAAACGGAAAGCGACTGCAGAAGAAAAAACGTGGTTTTACAACTAAGAGAGAAGCACGTGCGTGGGAAAACGAAACACGTGATAAGCTGTGCAGAAACGTGATGGACTTTAGAACTCTAGCTACAACCTATTTTGCTACGCTAGAGGTTACACGATCCACACACGATCTACGTATGCGTAGACTAGACACGTACATGTCATTATTGCTAGATCAAGATGTACGCGACATCACTAAGCCAATCATGCAAGAATGGCGCGTTTGGTTGTCGGAACAAGATATTTCAAGTACAACCAAAAACAACATCCTAACTCTGTGCAAGTCAATCTTCCGATTCGGATTTCAGGCGTATGGTCTTCCTGATCCAGCGGTTGTACTCCGACCGTTCAAAAAAAAGCCTACAGAGGTAAAGACGATGCAGGTGTGGACCATCGACGAATTCAATCAATTTATATTCGTTGTGGATAATCCTGTATATCACGCTTTATTTAGGCTACTCTTCTGGACTGGAATGCGTCGAGGTGAAGCACTAGCTCTTACACGTGATGATCTGTTGCCAAACAATCAGATTTCAATCAATAAGTCATTTAGACGTAGGATTGACGGTATAGGCCCTACAAAGAACGCTGCAAGCGTGAGGACCATCACGGTTGATGAATTAACCTACCGAGAACTAGAAGCCATCTGTGCGCACGCAGAAGGCCCATACATCTTCGGAGGAAAGCAACCAATATCAACTCAGACAGTCAATCAACTTTTTGACCGCAAGGTAGCACTTGCTGGAGTAAAACGCATAAGACTGCACGATCTACGACATAGCCACGCATCTATTTTACTTAACGACCCTACCATTTCTGTAGCTGCAGTATCTGCTCGGCTTGGTCACAGCAACGTAGCTACTACTATGAAGGTCTATACTCATGTTATCGATAAGGCAACAAAGTCATTGAATGACAAGATTGCCAGCATGTCTAAAATTCAATAA